GTTACCTGGGACGGCAAGGTGTTCCACCTCGACAGCGATGCCGTCGTCTTTATGGCTGCGAATACGCCCGGGCGTTGGAATCGCTACATACGAGCGGAGGTTGTAAATGGCTAATGTTGAAGTAATCGTTATTGATTGGCTCAAGACCTTTGTTGGCGTGCCGGTCAGCGCAGAGAAAGCAAAGACCCCTCCGGTCAGCTTCGTATTAGTCGACCGCACCGGCGGCGCTCGCGAGGCTATGGTACTCGACCGAGCTGAAATACTAATCGAGGTATACCACAAGAACTCCCGGCTTGCTGCCAGCGAGCTAGCCAACACAATCGGCGACAAAATCGTGGAGCTAGAAGCGGTCAGCGATAACATTACCCACGCGGACGTAAACTCGATCGTATCACTGGACGACTTGATTGGCGGTTACCGGCGCTATCAGATTTATTGCGACGTCTACCACCGGCGCTAAACGCCTGTATAAATAAGTTGCTCGAAATACTTGTTGCAAATAATACGGTTGTGTTATATTGAGGATAGTCAGAAAAAACGGGTTACGCCCCGGAAAGGAAAAGCGGAGATGACTAAATACTTTACAAAAGACGGTGACGACTTTAAGGAAGTGGAAGATACACTTTTCACTCAATCCGAGATCGACACAAATATCATCCCTAAGCGTCTCGAGCGTGAGCGCGGCAAGTTTGCCGATTACGACACACTCAAAGAGAAGGCTGCAAAGGTTGATACGATCAAGTCAGAACTTGAGAGCAAGCTAGCGGAAAAGGACGTCACGATCGGCGACCTGACCACCAAAGTGAAAACTGCGGAGCTAGGGACTGAAAAAGTCAAGATTGCTAGCAAGTACAAACTGTCTGATGATGCACTCGAGTTCCTAGACGGCGATTCTGTCGAGGCACTAGAAGCGAAAGCTGAAAAGCTCTCAAAGCTAGCTCCTGGAGGAAAAGTAGTCGTTAAGAAAACCGGCAAGCCTGCTGAGGGCGAAGCGGACGGAAACAAAAGCATCGCACGTAATCTATTTGGTCGCAGCAACTCTGACGCTTAATTAACCGATTAAACGAAGGAATATAAAGCTATGGGTAATCCGCTTTACACAGACGCACTCGACCTAGCCGCACACCAGGGCGAAGCGTGGCGCAAAAACATCCGAGGTGGCGTCCTCTCTAAACTAGCCGCTCAAGATCCAACTATTAAGGTCGGATCGACTGACCACTTTACCTTTACAGGTACTCCGAAAGCGGAGTTGGTCGGCGAAGGTGCTGATAAGTCCAGCAATGATGGCACGCCTACAAAGGCAACTGCCAAGACTTACACGGTTCAGGTTACTTACCGAATGAGTAACCAGGTACTATGGGAAGATGAAGACTACCAAACCGGCATCGTCGACAAATTGGTAGAAAACATCGCGATCGCTTTGAGCCGAGCGCTCGACTTGATTGCCATTCATGGTATCAACCCAAAGACCGGCACAGTATCTAGTGGCGTTACACAGTACTTTGCGAAAGTCGGAAACGACGTTGGTCGTGTTGTTGCAACTGCTGATCCAAACGCGGACATCGAAGCGCAAGCTGAAGATCTCCAAACGGCTGGTCACATCGCAACGGGCATCGCGTTCGATCCTGTCTTTGCCGGTAAACTGGCTCGTACTCGTGACGACAACGGCGTAAAGCTGTATCCGGAACTGGGTCTTGGTTTCAACGTTGACAACTTCCAGGGTCTGCCTGCCGCTGCTAGCGACACAGTATCTGGTCGTCAGGAACTCGGTGCAGAAGATGCTCGTGTTCAGTCGCTCATGGGTGACTTTAACGCCTTCCAATGGGGTGTTGCCCGCAACGTGCCACTTGAGACCATCGAATATGGTGATCCAGATGGTAACGGCGACCTTAAGCGTACGAACGAGATCGCGATTCGTGCGGAAGCCGTCCTCGGCTTTGTCATCTTCGACGAGACTGCTTTCAGCCTCATCGAAACCGCAGTTGCTAGCTAATCTCGGCTACTAACTCAAGAGCGCTCCACTCCGGTGGGGCGTTTTTGATTGTTGTGATAAAATAAACGTATGATAAAAGCTCAAATATACCTGTACAATAATCGCTTCACTGGGGAGGTCTTACCGCTTACAAAACAACAGGGTAAAAAGCTCTCCGAGGATTGGTCGCGCATAAAGCCAGTCATAAACGAAAAAGGACAGCGTGTACTCCGCATGAAAATGCAGGGCGCGACGATCGATATACTCGAAACGGAGGTGGCTAATGTCGTCCCTGGATCAAAGTAAATATATTGCCGACCTGGTGGTGATCAAAACAAAAGAATTCAAAGAGGTGAAGGAGTTGCTATTGGCGAATGAAATCATTACCGCCGACGCCGAGATAGTCAAAACCGCTCAAAGCATCGACGAGATTACCCACGCATTGACAGACCAGCAGGCTTCTAAGTTCATAGACGTATTAGTTGCCACAAAAGAGCCGGTGCGCGGTCGTGTGTACTCTAAAAAGCGCGTAGAGCAGGCGTCCGGCTTGGTAGATGATATTAAAAGCACTATTGCAGGGTGGACGTTCTAATGGATTACTCACAATTTAATGATACGATCCAAAAAAAGGTCATGGCGGCACTCGCCATTATTAACAACCCCGAAGTAGCGCCGGACGTGCGCCAGCTCAACCAGGAGATACTATTCCGGGAAGTCGGCGCGGCGGTATACGCCAAAGTCTACAATATGAATGCCTTTGATTATGAAATCGAGCATACAACCGGTCCGGGCATTGACGACCGGCACTTCGGATTGGCAAAGGTTGCCAGCGCCAGCGTGTCTGCAGGAGCGCTCGGGCTTGGTCTGCTGGTCCGGAATTACCTGGATACTATGGCGAGCAACGCGCAGCGGGACGCTACTCGTAATGCATCGCAGTCCGGTAAACGTGTCCGCATAATTCGCAAGGTAGTCAGCGAGTCTTGCGAATGGTGCGATGGACTAGAGAAAACATACGACGGCAGGTTTGAAGATGTTCCGGCTGATATATGGCTTCGACATCGTGGTTGCGACTGCTCAATTGTTACTGAGGGCTATAAGACTAGAAACGGTTTGCTGGATAACTACGTCAAAGACAAAGACGGCAATCGAATATAAAGGTATATGCACCCAACTTTTGAGGTAAAAGCCTATGTCTCAAAATATCGTTGAGCTAAAATTCGCAGGAAATATACCCGCAAAGAAAAACTCGCGCATAAATCGTGGGGACGGCATGAGCTTTCCAAGCCGGGACTTTGAAAAATGGCAAACCACTGCTATGCAAAACGTCCGCCTGCAAACAAAGGTTGAGTTCGTCGACCCGGTATCGATGGAAGTTATTATTTACTTTGGCAGCGACACCCGCGCCGATCTCGACAACCGGCTGACCAGCATACTCGATATGCTCGTGAAGTGCCACGTACTGCCGGACGACAAATGGCAGAACGTCCCAGCGATCGCACTGCAGGCTGAATATCGCAAAAACCGCCCGGGCGCGTTCGTGCGAATGACCGAGTTGCCCGCTGATTACCTCGGTCCAGAACTGGCGGCGACACGCGCCAAGCGAAAGCCCCGGAAACACTAGCGCTATTCGTATGTTACAATTACAATATCTGGTATAATATAAACCAATAACAACTACGCTTACGGAGCGGCAAACCCGGCTTAAAAAGGACAGCAATGCAACCACAGCCGGTAATCGATCCACGAGAACATGAAGCACAAGCAATAGCAGTTCAATTATTGCGACAGCTTAACGTATACGAACCGCAGGTTGCTAATAAGTATGCCTACTATGAAGCCGACCACGACACCCGCGACTTTGGTATCTCTACCCCTCGCAAAATGCTCCACCACCGCCCGGGTATTGGCTGGGCAAGTCGCGCGGTCAACTCTCTTTCAGACCGCGTAAACTTCGACGGTTTCGCTCGCGATTCATTCGGAGTGAATAACTATTTTGCTCAAATCAATGCGACCAGCGTTGTCAGCCAGGGCAAGCACGACAGCGCAATCGGCGGCTGTGCCTTTGTTGCCGTCGTTGACAACTCCGAGGACGACCCAGCGCACCCTAAAATCCTCATGCCATTTACTGCAGAGGAAGCCACCGGCGAAATCAACCAGACGACCGGCTTGCTGAACGTTGGTCTAGCCGTTACTCGATGGGCAAAGCCACAGCCAAGCATTACACAGCCCTCACGCCGCGTACGCTTCGCTCCTGCAGACTTCATTGTATTTACCCGGGACTTTACCGCTATATTTGAAAACCGAGCGCTATCATTCATCGTCGACAACCCAACCGGTCGCTGTTTGCTATTGCCTATGACACACCGCGCCAGCGCCCGCCAGCCACTTGGTAAATCACGCCTTACAAAGACCGCCCGCCGGATCATCCAGGAAGTGGGACGCCAAAAACGTCGCGAGGAAATTGCCGAGGAATTCTACTCATTGCCACAGCGCTACATTACCGGTCTAGCCGAGGGTGCTAAAAAAGACCCTAAGCTCGACAGTTCAATCGGTATCGTATGGGCAATCCCTAAAGACGAGGACGGCAACGCGCCGACCGTCGGGCAGCTACAGCAAATGTCAATCGACGGCTTCATTGGCGCTAAAAAGGACAAGGCTCGCGACTTCTGTGCAGAAACAGCCCTCACATTACGCAACCTCGGCTATGAAACCGGCAACCCAACCAGCGCCGAGAGCCTATCGGCTATGTCCGACGACTTGCTCCTCGAGGCTACAAACTGGCAGGACGAGCTTGGTAATCAAATCAAGAATATCGCTATTACGCTGCGCATGAGTATCGACGGTGTTGCCGACGTGCCGGATGCCATGAACGAGCTATTGCCAGCCTGGAAGCCTATCTTCCAGCTCGACGTGGGCGCTACAGGCGACGCTATCGGCAAAATACAGACCGCAATGCCTGAGTTTATTGGTACTGTCGCGAGCTATCGTATGCTCGGCGTTAGTATTCGCGAAGCTGAAGAGCTCGTCGAGAAGCGCAAGGCACTCGCCGGTGGTCAATTTATGAATAACGGAGGTGTATCGTAATGGCTGCTGGCGTAACCGTACCAGTAACATCACCCAACGCTTATGCGAACGAGGTAGATCTAACGAACTTCTGGAAAGCTCCGGACGATGCAAACCGAGCAAATTATTTACTCAAGCTCGCCAGCAACCGGCTGCGCCTCATTGGTGAGGACGTCGGTATCGATGTCGACGCCAAAGCGAACGCTAGCGCCGCTTACTTCGATACTTTGCAGTGGGTAGTCATGGAGTCCGTTAAACGTGCGCTGCAGGCGCCTCTCGACGGTCAGCCAGCCGAAAGCTTCCAGCAAACGGCTGGTCCGTATAGCGAAAATATCAAATATACCAATCCAACTGGCGACCTATGGTTCAAGAAGTCGGAGCTTTCAGCTATTGGCTTAAACGGTAACCCACAGCTCTACAGTATTAGTACGTCGCGCACAGATATATACGGATCGTAATTATGGACTTCGGACAGCTATTATCCGCGTATGGTCTACCCGGCATAATCATTTTTGCTATGGGTGCTGTAATTATTGCGCTAGTCCGGCACATCGTAAAATTGTACGATCGCCTCTTTGAAGTTCAGGAAGCCCGCCGACTTGAGGGCAATGAAGTGGCAAAAGAGTTAAATACTACACTGCAAACTTTCTCAGAAAGTACTAAAATGTTGATTGATAAGATTAAGATAGTGCGAGGAGAAAAGTAATGCGTCTCATATTCTGGAAACGCGACGGGGTATCCACTAAAGAGAAGCTGAATGCTGCGGAGAAAACAGCTGCTACAACTCATAAAAAAAATATCCAAAAAATAGTGAATAGCCGCAAAGATGCTGGTAAAGTAATGAAGGAACTGAAACGCAATAATATAACCCTCGAATTAGCAAAGGCAATCGGACACTAAAATGGACGCACAAACACTCGCAATACTACTCTTATGTCTACGCATCCTGGCAGTCTTTCTGCTCGGCGCTACTATTGTGAAGCAGGTCAAGCAACTTACAACGACCGCCACAGACTATCCAGGCGTGCGTATCGCGGTGTTTATAGCTACGATTATACTATTTATCGGTCAGTTTATTCCGCTCCTCCTGGACGCTGCTGTGGCGTTTGGCTCATTCTATGAGGGTCGCAATCAGACGCCGGAACTGTTGCCGGTTGGCTACTCCCTAAACAACGCACTCAAGGACTTAGTCATAGGCATACTCCTGGCGGTTCAACATTATCGCCCGCGCGGTAAATGATTATGTTACAATAAAGTCAAGCAGAGCATTCCTAGCGAATAGTTGTGCCGACAATCTCAGAGGACTAAAACCATGAATGACTCCAGCAAAGTTTCGTTTGGTAAGCCAAAAGCCACCGGTGCGCTATTCGTAGCACCTGCCGGGACTACTCTCCCAACTACAGCGAGCGCATCGCTCGACGCAGCCTTCAAAGGGCTGGGTTATGTAAGTGAAGAGGGGTTGGTAAACAACACCGAAACAGACGTCGAAGATACATTTGCATGGGGCGGCGACAATGTATTGTCGGGACAAACCACCTATGCGGAAATGTTCACGTTCAATCTCATCGAAACAAACGTTGAGACTGCGAAGTTGTACTATGGTGAGGATAATGTCACTGTGGTTGGCGATAACATTACGATCAAGGCAAACGGCACGCCGCTTCCTGAAATCGTATTTGTTGCTGAACTCGTTATGACCGGCGGACGCATCAAGCGTATCGTTGTCGAACGAGGTCAAATCGTTGATCGTAGCGGCGAGATTACCTATGTGGACGGCGAGCCTATCGCGTATCCAATAACGCTTAAGGCATACCCTGACAGCGAAGGTAACACCCACACCGAGTACATTGCTCTTGTAGCATCCTAAGCGACGCAATACTTCGGCAGAGACACCCAGACTATTCTGGGTGTTTTTGTTTATGCTATAATTTGAACTACGATACTAAATAGAATTGGAGTGAGTTATGGCTGATGCC